TTCAATCCAAGAAGATTCTTTACTAGCTGTTTCTACTACTTCTTCCTTTTGTTCAGGTTCTGGAGAAACTGCTACAGGTTTTTGTTCTTCTTCTTGACCTTCAATCTCGTATTCTACTTTTTCTTGAGGTTCTTGATTACTACCTTTTACTGTAATATCAGACCATGCATTATCACTCATTATTTTTCCTTTCTACCTCGTTGCTACGAAATCAACGATTACGTTTATATAAATATAACACAAGTATTTTACTTATCCAAATTAATTTGATAAATTAAATGTAGGATCTAAATCTTTAGGATTTTCTACCTTCATCATAATTTGGTCATCAAACAATACTAGTAGCTTAATTCCTTTATAAAATAGCTTTGTTCCTGTATGTTTACCATAACATACATAATCACCTACTTCACACCAAGCTCCATTAGGAAACTTGATTTCATCTTGATAGGCTACTTCTCCTACTGCAATTACTCTTCCTACAGTAGTTAGATATGCCATATCATCTCTAGTTGAGTCTGGTATAAAAATACCACCCTTTGTTACATTTTTAATGGATACAGGTCTAATTAATATATTATATCCAGGTAAAGAAGGGAGAACCTCTGGATCAGGAATATCTTCTTCATTAGAAATCCATTGATCGTTTTTTACTGCTTTACCCATTGCTAATTGTCTCACTTAAAAATCCTCCTCGTCATCTATTCCATGATTACGTTTGGTTATAATTGAAGTAAAGGTGTGCCTCGCAAACATAATCCCCTTACAATATCCAACGAGGTTTTGATACTCACTGAAGTTAGACGGTCCCCCTTCTGAAATAACTTCTTTAACTTGATCTAGTTCTTTATTCAGCTCCAGAATAATTTCATCCCAAGCTTCCATCAGTATTATTCAACTCCTGTACTAATATCAGTAGGATTTCCCCCAATCCACCAGTATCCTATTGCCATNCCNANAACTACCCATACAGGTGCAGTTGTCCAAAACCATCGACTGCATCCACAGCCAACACAGTCGCACCCAAGTTTTATGATACGTTGTATGCGACTAATTGTATTATGTATTGGTCCGCAACTCATTCGTTAATCTCCTTTATGTTAATTATTTCATTTACTCTAGCAGGAAGTTTAGTGGAAATACTTTCTGAATCTTCAGCCATTTTTGCTAGTTCCATAAGCATTTCCATTCCTTTAAGTTCTTTATCTCTATTATCAGAGTTTACCATTCCTGCTAATTTAGTTACAACTTCTAACACTTTTAATTTTTCATTTGATTCAAGTTTTGCTTGATCCGTTGCAACTTTCGTTAAGATATCAATCGCTTTCATTGATTGTTTAGCAATACGATCTCTTTCATCCTTCTCCATCTTTACTTGCTCTTTCATACCACCCTGTAAAATTTTAGCTTGTAATTCAGCTTCTTCTAAATCAAGCTTTCTATTTTCTAGGGCGGCATCGGCATTATCAGTAGCTGCTTTAAGTTGCAACTTCTGTTGCTCTAAAGCTACTCGTGCCTGTTCTAATTGAACCATCTGTTGTTCAGGAGACATCTGTTTTCCTGCCATTGACTGATTAGCTTTAAGAACTTGTTGAGCTGCTCTAGCTTGAGCCATTTCAATAATATTATCAGAAGATGCTGTTTCAGGAGGAACACGTTTCATAATCTCATTGGTCATACCACCCACCTGTTCTTGATATTTAAGAACTGAGTGTTCTTGAATATTTGCTTGAAGAACAGGAATAATCCTTTTCATTACAGGATTAGCTCCATTTACAGGATCTTGAATATAAGACATCTTTACCTGCATATGAGCATCATGATCTTGACCAGGAAATGCCTGAATAGGAATACCCTTAGTAGCTGCTAGAATATCTGAAACAGGGTCTAAAGGTTTTGCTACTTTTTTAGGAGGCAGTATCTGATTAAGATTTGGCATATTCGCACTCTCTAAAATTGTTCTGTTAAGAGCTTCGAGATTAAACATACCAGGTGGAGACTGTTGAGCTAACTGAAGTGTCATCTGTGCCAACATCATCCTATGAGCGTTAGAAGGAATATTAGGATCACTAACAGGAATAATATCAACTTTACCATCGAAATCATCCTTAAAAATAGTTTTACTAATTCCTGGCATATCATAAGGATATTCCTGGGGCATGAAGTCTGCATCTATTCTCGCTAATATTTTAAATTCATCTCGTTGAGCTTTATGCAAACGCTTATGCACCGCAGAAAAGAACTTACTTGATGCCTCAAGTAACGCCATTGTAGTTCCAACAGGTCCATAAGAAGAAGCATCAGATACAATCTTTTCTGTATTATCAGCAAACTTCTGTCCTGTTGCAGCTACAAACTGTAACATATTATATAAAGTTTGAGAAGGTTCTTTATACGGTAGATTAACAATAGCTTTATTTAAATCCATTCCTGTAGCTTCTACTTCCTTAAACTCACCAGGAGAAATCGGATCATTATCACCTACAATTCTTACACCCTTAGCTTTAAAACCACCAGGTAGATTAGCAAACTGACCTGCATCAACTAATGCTCTCATAGCTGCAGTAGCTGTCATTGTCAAATTTCCTAAGAAATGAATTAAACCTAATCCGTAGAAACCGAAACCTGGAACGAATCTATAATGAACAAAATGTAATGTTTTTGATTTCGTGGGATCGTTTGGTTTGTAGTTTCTACGGATACTTAGAATCTGTCGAGAGTTTTCCTCAACAGTTACAATGTATGGAAGAGCTACTCCATCCTCATCTGCAAAAGGTTTGGGTAGCTCCAGATAACAATGTTGTTCTAGTATCGTATATTGTGGATCATTATCACCTGAAGGATTAAGTCCTAAAATTTGATCCATTTTAGAAGTAATCGGTGACATTACAGGAATAGTAGGTAAAGGTAAATCGACATCTCTATACATATCAGAGGCAATTTCCCTTGCCATATCCACAGGATTCCTATAAATTACATGAGTGTATCTATCAGCCCTTCTTAAATCACTAGCATAATAAGATACATAAAACTGGTCAATAGGTACAAATTCGGAACAGGGGCGTTTCAATGCAGGATCATAATATACTTTTTTAAATGCTGATCCTATAAGAGGCAAATGAAATAACATTCTTTCAAACTCATCAAAATACTCAGGCATCTGNTCAGTAAGTTGGTAGTTCATAAAATCTTCTACTCTATTTGCCTGTTGTATCTTAGCTACTGTTTCATCCCCCATGATCTGGGCTTTAACAGGACCAGCAGGAGGGAAGAGTTCCTGAGAAGCTTTGGACTGAAACTTTACAGCAGACTCAATAAGAAGAGGATGAACAGCAGTACATGCTCCTTCAAAAGGTTCAGCAGTTGTTTCCAGCTTGAGTCCCAAGAGATCAAAGCCTCGCTCAAACATAGACTCCCACTCTTCTCTCGAATCTTTATCTGTCTGATATTTGTCTATAACATCAGAAGCAATTTCTTCTAAAAGGTCATCATCAAGTTTATCAGCTATATTTTCATACCAGTTTTCTTCTTCTGTAAAATTAGATTCATCAAACTCCATAATAGTTTCAGATGATTCTTCAAAATTAACTGTCAGACCACCATCTTCATCCAGTTCAAAGGTTGGTCCTTCTGACTCAGATACTGTTACTCCACCAATAGGAATTATATTTCCACCTTGTTCTTTTTCAGATTGCATTATTTCCTTAAAAGGATTGCGTTCAATAGCCATTTATTTCTTCCCTATTATTCTTTAAAAATCTTTGTATTCCATAAACTAAACAAGGATTTTGTTTTTTCATCAGTGCTTGATTTAAGTGCATCAAGATCCGCACGTAACTTTACTACTTGTGTATAAGTATCACGTTTATTTATATCATCTACATCTTTTCGTAATTCTGCTACTGCACTCTTGAGTTTTACAAACATTACAATAATTGCTACTATTGCTAAAACTTGAGGCCAATAGGCTGTTATCTGATCTGCCATAATACAGCCCTCCCCATTAGCTGTAATATATTATTATAGGCAATACTACCTTATTATGCAAATTTTAATTAGGAGGGTTTACAAGCAGTAAGGTATATCCTATCTCAGCTCCCATTACTTGAGACTTAAACATAACTACGTGAAAGAGTTTACCATCGCTCACAATCTCAGATATTACTTTAACAGGTGTACCCCATATAGGTAAATGATGCGGAACCCAATGACATCCTGCTTCCCACAAGTCTTTTAAACTTGTAGTTGGTTTTAAAAGCAACTCAAATATCTGTTCAGCTTTATCACACCATTGAATTACAGCAACAGGCATCATAATTATCTTGTTCCTTTAAAATATTAAGTATATCATTTATACATTCCAATATGCAACCCTTTTCTTTTCTCGTGGTGGGTCTTCCCAATCTGCATCCTCTGGATGGGTTAATCGCCACGACTCTCTCATATAGTGAATAGCCATTGTTAAAGCATCTACCTGATCGTCATGAGCAGAGTGAGGAAACTGAATAAGTTCTTGAATAAGCTCCTCTCCCCACTTTTTATTCTTTGGTATCCAAATACGACCTGCTTCAATCATAGGACTTGCAGCATATACTCGTGCTACCTTATCTCTATCAGGGAGATACTCCATGACAGGTAAGCCAGCCCTTCTCATGTCCTGAATCAACGATTGCCCACTTGCCTTCTTTTCTATGATACACACATCTGGTCTATGCTCTTCATATAGAAGTTGAGCCAATCTTCTCAACTCAGGATACTCGTATCTCCCTTTCATATTCCCTAGTAAAATTAAATTTCCTTTATAATCTTCTGATCCATCATCTTCTACTTCATACCCACTAAAGATTCCCCATGTCTGGATAACACTAAAGTCTGCTGTAGTTTTGGTAGAAAAGGCTGTATCGTAAGTTTGAATAATAAAATCACAGTAAGGAGGCTCTTGATACTCCCATTCCTGCAACCATCTCTTTTTAATTAAGCCACCTTCCTCTGGTGTAGGGTTCTGCATATAGAGAGCTTCCCAATAACGAGAACCATTACTTGCTTTGATCTCTTGTTCGTCTACTCTTAATACCTCATCTGACTTCCACTCAGGAAAATAAGAACTCCCAACTGGTAAGTCAAGTAGTTCACTTGATTCTTCATCTACCCATGCAGGTATCTTTACTATTTCCCAAGGTTCAATGCCCTGTTCACTTAGTTCTTCTTCTTGTTTTAGTAACCATCCACACAAATCATCATAATGATAGCGTGTATTAATAATAACTATAGAACCATTAGGCATTATACGAGTTCTCAAACCAGCAGGATACCACTCTTTTACATATCTTCTACCTGCAGCAGAGAAAGAGTCCTCTTCAGACATCACATCATCTAATATGGCTATATGTGCTCCTCGACCTGCAATTTGTGATCTAACACCTGCTGCATAGTAGGTTCCACCTGCGTTTGTTTTCCATTTACCTGCTGCTCTTACATCTGCTCGTAGGGATACAGCAGGGAATATACTAGAGAACTTGTCTGTATTTACAATATCCCTTACTGATCTACCAAAATCACTAGATAGTTGGTCACTATGGGATACAGTCAGTATCTCATGCTGTGGATTTCTACCAATATACCATGCAGGAAAGAGTTTAGAACAAATAACAGACTTAGACGAGCGAGGAGGAAGGAATACCATCAACCTTTTAAGTTCCCCACTCTCTATTTGCTGTAATTTATCAGAAATAATTTTGATATGTCTCCCCATTTTCCAATCATGAACCAAATCAGGAGCAACATACCTTACAAATGATAGAAAATCTGTATTCGTTTTTGTTAAAACTCTACGCTTGAGAAGATCGTGCATACATAGATAACCTTCTAACTTACTAATGTCTCCAAGAGACTCTGTAATATTAGAAATTTCTGTATTTATTTCTACCATATTTATATATTATAACCTTTATTATTAATAATAATAATTATTTAAGTACATAACTTATATATCTTATATATCTATATAGATTATACAGTTCCCCCTTTACCCTTTGCAAGGATTTTTTTAATATTTTTTTATTTTGATGATAAACCCTTGATTTTGGCTACATATTCGAGAGGGTCTTTTTATATATATGTGTCCACGCACGTTTTTGGGGTGGGGGGTCAACCCAAAGGGTTGATTTTTTTTTGTTGTAAAAATGCAACAACGTAGTTGTTGATAGTTTTTTGTTGCATTTCTGCAACAGCGAAGCTGTTGTTTAGCTATCTTTGATAGCTAGATCCTATTAACCTATTGGTTAATAGCTTACCCTAACTACTACTTAGCTTTCTATGAAAGCAGTAGTTAGGGTAGAGGAAATGGGAGGGATTTGAGGGAAGGCTGTTGTATTTATACAACACTACAAGGTCTAAGTAGACCTTCCCCTAAAATTCTCNCCCTCTTTATTCTAAAGAGTTGTATCTTTGCAACACTAGCTACTAAGCATTTCAACTACTAAGTAGTTGATCTAATTAGTAAAACAAAAGTATTTGTTATTTGTTGCACAAATATCACACACGATGATTTGCAGTAGCAAATGATGAGGCTTGACAATTCAACGATGAACTAATTAATATCTCTCTACTTAGCTTCTTTAGAAGCAGAGAGAGATTAATTAATATTGAAAGGAACTGGTTATGTCGAATGATTG